GCGTTAGCTGATGAAGCAGAACGTAACGTAACATCAGATGGTCAGTTAGGTGACATTGTAGGTAACATGTCATTAATTGACGATGGTGAAGATGGTGCCCCAGTTGGTGAAGTTATTGCAGTTATGAAGCGTTCAACTTATTACTCAAAACTAGCACCACAAACGTTTTTGCCGACTTCTGATGGTAGATTAGTAGTTCAAAATGCACAAAGCCCACAATTACCAGATGGCACACGTATTGTTTTTAGTCAATATGCACCGGAAAACACAATAGTTTTAGGTGATTTCAAGAAGTATCTATTAGGCGAACGTGCTGGCGTAAAGTTAGCAGTATCTACTGATGTTCGTTTTATTCAAGATCAAACTGTATTTAAAGGTACGGCACGTTATGATGGTAAACCGATTTACAATGAGTTCTTTGTCGTAATTGAAATTGATGAAGAGACTGGCGATGATACTCCCTAACATCCCGCCCGCAATCGGCGAGGCGGAAATCGGAAAAGACTTTGAAATACAATAAGGAGCGATAAATGATGGCAACAAAAGAAGAATTAAAAGAAATGTTTTCAACTGGTAAAAAACCTACTGGTGAAGATTTTGCAGAATTGATTGATGGGGTGGAAGGCCCGCAAGGCCCCAAAGGTGATACTGGTCCAAAGGGTGATAAAGGAGAACCCGGAGCGGACGGCAAGGATGGTGCTAAAGGGGATAAAGGTGACAAAGGCGATGCAGGTCCCAGGGGGGCAGATGGCAAAGACGCCGAACCTCAATTTACAGAGGAAGAAGTCGAGGCATTGAAAGCATTGGTTGCTGACGGCGGCGATGCTTAAACGGAGGGGTAACACATGATAGACAATGCGTTAGAACTTACAAAGGCAAGGATAGGACTTAGGAGTGACGTTAGAGATGAATACATCCAACACATCGTCAAAAGTGTTGTGAAAGAAATTGAGAGTGAATATGGGTTGTCGTTAGATAGCGATAACCCATATCACACTATGTTCGTAGTGGATTGGTCAGACTGGCGTTATTCTAATCGTGATGCACCTGAAGCGATGCCGAGACATCTACAATTTAGATTACACAACATGATCATCAGTAATGTAGGCGAAAAAGATGTCTAGGACATGGAATTATGAAGTTCAATTAATCGAAGTTGAAAAGGACATCAACGAAAACGGATTTGAAGAAATAACACGAACATACAAAGATCCTATTCTTGCAAATAAGTTAAGTGTTCATTCTAATGAGTATTGGTCAGCTAAACAAAGTGGTGTTGAATTATCCCACGTCTTTGAAGTTCATTCCATTGAATATAAAGGCGAAAGGGAACTTTTTTTTGACGGTCAAGACTACACAATTGAAAGAACTTATGGCAAGGGTGAGTTTGTCGAGTTAGTAACACTGGCTAGGGGTGATGACCATGGAACTAACCATTGAGGGTATTGATGAACTGATTGCCGAACTAGAGAGGTTGGAAGAAGTCACCGAAGATGCCAAAGATGAAGCTTTGATAGCAGGCGGTGAATTTTTAAAAGACCAAATAAAATCAGAAGTATATTCTCATGGACTTACGAGAAGAAGTGGACAAGCTCAAGAAGCTATAACAAGAACAGAGCCAGTCAATGGTGAGTTATTTGTAGGTACTCAAGGCGGTAAACAAGCCCCCGGGTATTATCTATATATGCACGAATTTGGGTTTTACAACGTTCGTGCAAAGAGATTCATACCACCTAAACCACTAGTTTCTGTTGTGTTTGAAGCGAATAAATCTATGGTTTTAGACAAGTATGTAGATGTTTTTAGGAGAAGATACGGCTTATGAATTTAAATAAACTGATTATAGACACATTGAAACCCCTAAACGTTCCCGTTGCCAAATTAAGATACAACCAAAATGCTGATACGTATATAGCATTTAGTGAATACAACCAAGCCCCAAGAATGAAAGCGGACGACAGGGAGGTAATTACAAAACACTTCTACCAAGTAGATGTATTTTCCAAATATGATTTTACAGATTTAGTGGATAACGTTAGAAGTATGTTAGACGAAGTGGGATTCAAACGAATGTTCGAAAGTGAAACGTATGATGAGGATATGAAAATGTATCGTTCCATCATGCGTTTCAATTTTGAGAACAATTACAAGGAGGAAATATAAATGGCTGTTAAAGGATTGAAAGATTTACACTATGCGATTATTGAAAGTGAAGATAAAACAGAGACACAATACGGAAAAGTAAAAGAGTTAGGGCCAGCACGAGCATTCAATATTCAACCCTCTATTAATAGGGCGAACTTACGTGCTGATGATGCGGTTTTGTTTAGCGACAGTGCTAAAGGTCCATCAACCGTTACACTAAACACCGCTTATTTAGATGCAGAAGTAGAAGCGGATTTGTTGGGTAAAACTGTCGATGAGTTAGGTGGTGTCACTGATTCCAATAATGATGATGCTCCATATGTAGCAATAGGTGGAAGAGCACTAAGTGCACGAGGTGGATATGAGTGGTTCTGGGTATATCGTATTAAATTTGCACCGGGTGAAGAGAATAAAGAAACTCTTGAGGAAACACCAGAATACCAGACTCCTAACCTTGAAGGGGAGTCAGTTCCAAGACTTCACGATGGTAAAGAACGATACAAATTATGGGATGAAAATCCCGACTTAACACCGGAGGACAAAGCTATTTTTGATACTTGGTTTGATGAAGTGGTTGAACCTGGCGGAAAAGGAAATGATAACGGAGATGATGGGGAAGGTACTCCCTAACGAGCCCCGTCCAATCGGGGAAGCTGAAATAGGTAAAAATTTAATAGTCGGAGGTTAATATATGCAAATAGAAATTACTATTGATGATGAAAAGAAAATCTTTGTGACATCTGAAGTCACTATGAAAGCTAGACGTAAGTTTTTAGAAATACAAGCAGAAGAAGAAGAAGTTCTGAAGGAAAAAAACACAATTCCGGCTAAAAAACAAATTGAATTAGAGAACGAAATGATTAATATATTAGTTGATATTGTGTTTGATAACCAGTTTACCGCTGATCAATTAATTGATGGAGTGAGCGATGAATACTTTGATGAGAAATTAGCCGAAGCAGTATTCGGAGTAAAAAAAGAAGATGACAAGGGAAACACGGAGGGGAAGTGATTACTGCCAAAGAGCAGTACACTTCCCTTATTCAATTATACAACCAAATGATGTTTCCTAAGAACCCTAATGCAAGACAGTGGACATTGACTGAAATAGATCAGTTGGATGTTCACTTTTTTTATGAAGTTTTAAATGCTAGTGAGGTTGAAAGTGAAAAGGATGAAGAAGTGTATCTGTCTGACGTTTGGTAAGAATTGGGGTGATTAATTGGCTAAAGAGATTGGGAATCTCAGAACTAGATTATCTTTCGATAAAACGGGAGAATCAAATTTAACAGATTTAAAGCGTGATTTAAAAGGCGTTCGTTCTGAAATGAATGTCTTTAGATCAGGCAGTCGTGAATATCGCACAAGTCTTAAGGGCATGCGACAAGAATCGGATATTCTTACACGTAGATTGAAAGTTCAAGAGGAACAGGTTTCCGAATTAAGACGAAGATATGAAGAGTCACGAGATGCAACGGGCGAAAACTCAGCAAAGACAAAAGATTTAGCGGCTCAATACAATAATGCTCAAGCACAAATGAATCGTACTAAGCAACAATTAGAACGATTAAATCAAGAAATCAAGGTACAAGAAAGCAGATGGACTAAACTAGGCGAACGGATGGAAACTGCAGGCATGAAAATGCAGACTGTCGGTCGTGCTACTGCTAGAATCGGTCGAAGAATGACTACAAGGGTAACTGTTCCCATCTTAGGGGCAGCAGCTGCTGCTTTAAAAGTTGGTGCAGATTTTGAAGAAGGTATGTCTAAAGTACAAGCTATTAGCGGTGCTAGTGGTGAAGATTTGCAAAAGTTGAGTGATCAAGCTCGGGAAATGGGTGCCACTACTCGTTTTAGTGCAACAGAAGCGGCATCGGGGATGGAATTTCTTGCAATGGCCGGATTTGAAACAAATGAGATCATGGGCGCTATGCCAGGACTACTCGATCTTGCCGCATCATCTAACATGGATTTAGGAAGAGCGGCGGACATTGCATCTAATATCATTAGTGGATTTAATTTACAAGCCGAAGAAACTGGAAGAGTGTCCGATGTATTGGCTAAAGGTGCATCAACGGCAAATACCAATGTTGAACAATTAGGAAAAGCTATGGAGGTTGTTGCCCCGATTGGTGAAATGGTCGGACTTGAAATAGAAGGATTAACCGCAGGAATAGGGCGAATGAGTGACGCGGGTATCCAAGGCGAAAAAGCGGGCAGAATGTTACGTCAAGGTATTCTTAGACTATCTGACCCAACAGGAAAAGCCGCAGACTTGATTGAAGAATTAGGTATTAATGTATTCGATTCAGAAGGAAACATGAAGAATTTAGATGCAGTGGTTGGAGAACTCAACAAAGGCTTGAAAGATATGAGTGCCGATGCACAAGCGGCTGCATTATCAACTATATTCGGTAGCGAATCAACCGCGGGATGGTCTGCATTATTAACAGTTGGTCAAGAAGATTTAAAGGATTACACAAAGGAACTTCAAAACTCCGAGGGCGCAGCCAAGAAAATGGCTGATACTATGGAAGATAACGCAAAAGGAGCATGGAGAGAGTTCAAATCAGCGGCAGAAGAAGCCGGGATTGCTTTATCTGAACATCTATTGCCCGCCGTTACTGATGCCATAGAATACGGAACCGATTTAGTTCGTAAATTCGGTGAACTAGACGACAGCACACAAAAGAACATTATAAAGATGGGCGCATTTGCCGCCGCAATTGGACCTACTGCATTAGTTATGGGGAACTTGACTACTGGCGTAGGTGGATTATTACGCGTAGGCGGTAGCGTTTCTAAGATGTTAGGAAGAGCAAGCGGTGCTGGATTAATTGGTCGGTTAGGGTTAATGGGTGGACCCGGAGGCGTTGCTGTATTAGCAGCAGCAGGAGTTGGAACTTTAGCATATAAACTATATGATGCTCACAAAGAAGCCAACGAATTACACGAAGTAACTACAGAAGTAGCCGATTCCATGCTTGATGAAGCGGAAGCGTTGAAACCCTTAGTAGAGCGATTTGACGAATTGAAACTTCAAAGCGGCTTGACTACGGAAGAATTTGGAAGATTGCTAGACATTCAACAAGAACTAAATGAGACACAAGACCCTTCTAAGGTCGCTGAATTGAAAGAAGAATATGCCGAACTTGCTAAAAACAGCGGGCTTAATAATGAAGAACTAGAAGAAATGTTTGGATTAAACAGCGAAATCATAGAACAGTCTCCACAAGTTGAAGCTAGTTTTACAGAAAAGGGCAACCGTGTGTTAGAAAACACTAGCGCGGTAAAAGAATATATTAATTCTCTTGAGGAAATGGCATGGATCGAATTACAAATTGAACGAGAAAAAGCCCTTGAAAATGAAGCCGAATTAAGAAAAGAAAACAAACAAATCAATGAAGAAATAAAACAAACAGAAGAAGAAATCCAGGAACTAATGGAGTTAAGAAAAGTTCCAATGGAAGACATCGACTCTAGGTTAGCAGAGATACAAGAGAAAATGGACTTAGGTTTATTAACTCAAGAAGAATACGCGGAACTCGAAAGAGAACAAGGTCTATTGTTAGCTATCAAGAACGACCAATACACTGAATCCCTTGATGCTTTAAAAGAGCAACGAAACGAATTAATGAAACGAAAAGACTTGAATGATGAGGAGTTAGCTAAACTAGAACAAGTCAACCAACGTATGGCTGAAATCCTGTTATCAGAAGTTGATATTAACTGGGAAAAAGGAAAAGGACTAGACAAGCTAGACGAAGAAATACAGAAGTTAAAAGATAACCGAAAAGAAATCATCGAAAACACTTCCCAAGAAAACAAAAAGACAGTTGAATACCAAGAACAACTCGACAAATTAAACGAAGCTATTAACAAACACGAAAGTATTCGAGATAAAATCAAGGAAGAAATTGGCTATGAATCCGAATCTAATGAAAAGAAAAACAAAGGTTTATCAATCCTTGAAAATCAAGGAGTTAGATTATTAGAAATCGGTGGCAAGCAAGATAATAACAACAAGAAAA